GTCGAACTAACCGGACTATCACAACAAACCATATACCGCCGCACACGGCTCAAGACCTTCCCGTCGCCGGAAAAAGTAGCAGGCAAAAAGGGCGGTAAGCAGTGGGTCAAGACCGACGTTACCAAATGGCTAAAAGCAAACGCCAAACCCGAAGTCGTGAAACTAGAGCCCAAAGAACAGGCCAAGGCCGAAGCAGAAGACGCCACGGTCCTCGGCATCTTAACAGAAGATGTAACAACCATCCGACCGCCGCTTCACAAACGATTAATAGATTTTATAATGAAATGGTTTAAGCGGTGATTGAATATTTCACCGCCCTTGTCATTGCATATACCTTGCATGGGCATGACATTGAAACAGCCGTATGGTTCGAGAGCGAAAGACATTGCTCACGGGCCATGAACAACAGGAGTGCAGATTTCATGTACGATTATCTGTACGACCTGTACGGCAATAATATTTCGATGGGTTGCTACACGACAGATAAAGTGTCAAAATTAATTAAACCAAAACCGCGACCCGAAAGGAACGATTAATGGCAACCATTAGAAAAATCCAAAAAGATAACGGACTGCCCGATTATTACTACGTTATGCCCAACCAAGACCGAATCGACATCATGGTGGTCCGGTCCAAAAACTCAGGCAATAAATATACTTGCATACTGCCCGCACCCCACGGCTCACGGACGTTTGATAAAATGAACGAAATGCGGGATTACTTCGACGAGCATTTTGAAAGCTGATTGTTTCACGTGAAACATTAAATTTTCTAAAATTTTATAATGAGGTGCGACACTATGTCACACTTCACTTTATCGCATACCTGTGGTAAACTAAAGTATCGAAAGTGATTCGGTACGTTATTTGATATTGTGAATTTCCAACCAACTAGGGCAATGTTTCACGTGAAACATTCGATCCGATAATGTTAGCAAAAAATATTGTGAAGGAAAATTAACAATGAAAATAAAAGCAGTGAACAATTCAACTTCAGATCGAAACCGTTATTGTGGGCCCGCCGTTATCAGCGCCGTCACCGGCATGGTAACAGGTGAAGCCGCAAGATTGATTCGACACGTTAGTGGTCAAAGAAAAGTAACAGGGTCTTATGCCCATCACGTTATTCGAGCTTTGAAACTTTGTAACGTTGGATACAATAGTAATAAGTTTTTTGGTTTGGATACCAAAAGACAACCAACGTTAGCCCAATGGCTCAAGTCTTCAAAAGACCTTCGAACCTCTGGGCGTGTGTTTCTAATCGTCGCCGGTAATCATTTTCAACTTGTTGAAGGCCGACGGTACGTTTGCGGAAGAACAAAAGACGTTGTCAGCGTTCGAAGTAAACTGGTCAAGAGACGTTGTAGAGTCGAAGAGGTCTACGAATTATGCCAAGAAGGTAAAATAGAAATACCAAACGCGGCTCGTAAACCTAAGATGTCTTACAATGAATGGAGGCCCTACATCAATAAGATGAAAAAGAAGTACGGCTTTACCGTTGAATACGAAAGAAGTAATCAAACGTATTGGGTAGATATGCCAGACTATGCAGAAGATCGAGCTTGGGACATAGACCATCATCTTAAAGACGAGCATGGATGCTACAGTATCGAAGAAGTAGCGTCACGGTTCGGAGAGATGGAAGAGTTTATGAAGTTGTACTTCGAAGAAGATTGATGGATAGCCCGCGGGTCACGGAACACGGCCCGCGGGTTTCTTTTTTAACACCGGTTATATTATATAGAGAGAAAAATAAAAAAAATATTTTTTGAAAAATATGCCGTAACCGGTGTAACCGTGTAACTTTGGGTGTTTTTTCTTTTATATATAGGTACTTAACAGTTACATAAAGTAAAAAATAAAAATGTAACGTAACCAGAGTTTATGTAACCAATACCGAAAGTGCGTTAAGGGGCCTCAGAAGTTTTTTTTATAAAAAATATTTTTCTGGCTATATATATAGAAATGTGCATTTTAAAAGAAACTATCTTGAATTAACTAGGTTTGGACATGACTAAGAAAAGCACATCTAAAAGCGTCCCCGTAAAAAAGAAACGTGGTGTGGGACAACCACGAGCAACAAAGAACCGACCCCTAACTAGGAAACAGGAACTCTTTGTTAAAGAACTGGTTTCAAAAGACGGACAGATTACAATGCGGGAAGCTGCAATCAATGCGGGTTATCCGGCTAGTTCTGCACACACTAGGGCATATGAAATGACAAACCCTCATATTTGTCCGCACGTTGTGTCCGCTATTAAATCTTATCGAGACGAGCTAGACGAAAAGTACGGTATCAACTATCGAAGACACATTAGGGATCTTCAAACCATTAGAGATCACGCATTGGAGAACGGCGCATATTCTGCGGCTGTTCAAGCTGAATATAGACGGGGGCAAGCTCAAGGGGACATTTACGTCAGCAAGAGCGAGGTTCGTCACGGAAGTATTGACTCAATGAGTAAAGACGAAGTGATGAAAGCATTACAGGAGATAAAGCAAACCTATGCCCCAGTTACTATCGACATTACTCCCGAAGGAGAAAGCAATACCCAGAACCGCGCAAAAGCGCGAAGCCGGATTTTGGAACCAGATGAGGACGGCCTTGAAGAAGAGTTCGAGGAAGATCTCGTCAACACGGCTTGAAACGTGGGCAACGCCCGGTATACCAGACGTTTTGTTGTGTGATGAAAACGGAAAGTTTCATTTTGTAGAATTAAAAGCTACAGCGGGCAATGCTGTAGATTTACGTCCGCATCAAGTGGCGTGGTTATCTACTCATAAGAATGCAAGCGTTTGGGTTTTGGTAAAGAAGCTGAAAACAAAAAACGCCCCAGAGCAAATCTTTTTGTTTCATGGCCGTGATGCGATGGACTTGAAGCTTGAAGGGCTGAAGGTAGAGCCTGTTATACATCAAAAAGAAAAGTTTGATTGGGAAGACATTTTCCGCTTGATTTGTCCATAAGCACTTGATATTATCGCATATGCAACAACGAAGACAAATGGAGGTGTCTAAATGGGAATGCATTTTTACCGCTTGGAAGTTTACTTTCAGCAAAAGCTGAATTCAATGAACGACGATATTCAGTTCTTTCAAAATTACATTAAGGATTTAAAAACCAAAGAGCCTGATAAAGCAAAATCGGAAATCCCTGATTACCATCAGATAAGAAATGCTGTTGATCAATTAGAAATTGATATCAAAAAAGTCCAAACCGCTTTGCTCGATAATTACAAAGCGACAACTGAAGATTTGTTGGATCGCTTTAAGAACCTTCAAAAAGTTTCGGAGGATAAGTGATGCTTTATAAAGTTACAGTTGAATTATCTGAAAACATCGAAGCGGGTAGTGTTAAAGAGGCGGAAGAAAAGTTTCTTAATCGTTTTGAGTTTGCTGATTTAAAATATGCAACTTGGGTAATTAAGGAGGATAAAGATGCCCAAGTTTAATCTTTTACGCAGCTACACCGTTGTAGAGTCGCACGAGGTTGAAGCCAAAAACAAAGATGAGGCTATCCAAATTATTGAAAACGGAAGTGTCGAAACGCACTTAAAAAGTTATGATGGTGATTTCGATAAACACGAAGACGGTTCAATCCTTTATACTTTGGAGGGTTGTGAAGATGAATAAAGAAACGACGCAACGCGTCCATTGTTTGAAGTGCGATTATATTTTTCACGAAGACGAAGGCCCCCAAAAAGAAACGTGTCCGCATTGTAATAATGCTGACATGAAACAAACCGTTTACATGGTGCCGCAAGATTTAGAGCTTGAGCGCATGTTAAGCGAAGTTTTTGAAAAAGTATTTTGGAAGGAAAGTGGGGTATAATGTTTTTTATAGAATGGATTTACGGCTTATTATATGGTTCGGATGCAGTTGATGAATTAAGGCACGGCTCGAAACAAAAAAGAAAAAGAAAGTAGAAGGTAAAACTTTTAGAAATTTCTACTTGCTTTTATATGCGAGTATATGCGATACTTAACGGGCGGGTAAAACTGCCCGTTTTTTTTTAACAGCTACGAAGGGCTAAAAACATGAATATTGAAAACACAAAAGGCACATTGCAAAACTTACTTTTAAAAGTTCAAGAGCAAAACAATAGAAGCGCGGATTTCTTGGCTTCTACTAGTAATTTGCAAAAAGCCACAAATGACGAAGGGAAACCTCAAATTGTTATTGAAGCGGCGGGGGGCGAACCGACGCGTATTTTAGATGTTAACGATCATGCTTTTGGACAAATTGCCCAGAACGTCGAAATAGATACCAGAACGGCGCGACGTTTGCAGGAAAAAATCCCGCAGGAATACGACGCCGCAATAAATGCGTTATGGCAAAAGGAACCGACTAATCGCATGGTTAGAACATTTCTTGATACTGACGAAACCACCGGAACAGCGCGGGCGTTTGTTTCTGATAAGTTTAAAACTTTTGATAAC